CATCTTCTTCTTCTGGTTGAAAGTAATATGTGAACTCAGTATCCATTTCTCCTTCAAAAAAGTATTGAGAGTTTTCCAAACGAACTTCTTCAAATTGTTCCTCTAATGCGATACCCGCTTCTTCAGATTCAAACGATACTAAAAATCCGTCAACATCTCTTAATGGTGTGTTAGCATCAACTGAACCTGAAATTTGTTGTTGTTGTTTCAAAAACTCAACGGCTCTTTGATATTCTAATTCAGCACCATTTAAAATATTACTATATAGTTCTGACTTTTTTGCTGCTTCACTTGGTAAATAAGGCATTATCTCACCACTCTAAATTCATAGTTATCATCATAGAAATTAATTTGTTCGTCTGTTGTTCCACTACCACTCACAACTTTAAATCCAAATCTGTAATTTCTTTCTGCTTGTAATCCGTTCATTTGAACTCGGAAGAAATTACCTGTTGAATCACAACTAACTTTTGAACCAGTACCATAAGGTATGATTACTTCTTCGGTGTCTGCGTCTTTGACTTCATAAAATACCGAAGCACTTGGTAAATATTTAATTGTTAGTTCTGCTGGTGTGGTGTCAAATGCAGTTGTTGGGTATAATTCTCTACCAACAATTCTAAATTTGACAATTGAATTTTCTTTATATTCTTGTCTTAAATTTTGGAAATATATTTTTAGTCTTTCTAAATCAGTTGTGGTTAATGGTGATAAACTTCCTGTTGAAAAAGAACTATCGTCCCAAACTACTTCTAACTTAGGTGGATAAATTGTATGTGTATCACGAGAAAAATATTTTAGATTACCTAATCTTGAACTATCACCCTCTTGCCCTGTATTGAAATCAAACATAGATGAACTTGGGTGGTCTCCGTGAGAACCACTATCTTCTCTTTTAATTATAAATCCGTTGTTAGGATAATCAGAAGATGAATATATAAAGTTATTTACCAAGTCAGTTACATTTGCTCTAACATCTCGTTTGTCAAAAGTCAAATCATACGAAGTGCTGACTTCAAAGTTATTAGCACTACTTGTATACCAAGCACCTCCGTCTGTCAATACGGAACCCGTTACCCAAGGTGTTTTAGCTTCTTGGTCTCGGTATTGATAACTTACACCATCTTGTGTTACTGGGTCGTGGTCAAGTTTTCCTGTTCCTTGTTTCCAACTACCACTAACCATATAAACAAAAACACTTTGTTCAGCTTCTACTTCTTCTGATGTTGCGTCATATAAATTTAAATGAAATTTTACACTACTAGTTTCACTTAATGAAGGAATAGTTCCCAGGTCTATTTGTTCAGAAATAAAAGTATAATCAAAGTCAATCAATATTCTTGATACATTTTGTACCGTACCATTATCGGCAACTACTTTATTGATTTCTAATATTTCATCAAAACCAGTATTGATGGAAGATGTTGTCCCACCTGAATAAATTGTTGCGTCTCTTTTTCCAAATTCAAAATAATGCATTATTGTTCTCCTACTACTTCACACTCAATGTCTGTGTTTGGAAATTTAACCTCAAAGATACTTGGGTCTAATGATGGATAAATGATTCCTTTTCTTGTTGCTGATGTCATATCGTAAACATTTCCACTATATCCTTGTGATAATAAATTTTTATTTTCAATTACAATTAAATCGGAATTAGGATTGTTATGGTCAGGTGGCGAAACGCTAACCACTCCATCAACTTTTAATACCTCATTAGCAATATCACTCAAAATAATCGGCTGATTGATTTGCCACTTCGTAGTTTGAAAATGTCTTTTAACCGCTTGAATAGCTCTAAATGAGACATCATTATGATTCAAACCTTTACGAACCACGATTGAAAATTTAACCGCAATATTAATAATAAAAGCATTTTTAATATTTATCGCGTCTGTTAATATTCTATATTGTGAAAGATATAGTTTTAAATTTTCTTTTACTGCTTGATTTATAGATTGATAATTTTTGTTTTCATCATAACCTAATACATACATATTCAGAGCCAATGGATTAGGTATTGTTACCTCTCCACCATTTTGAATTTCTAGTTGTTCGTCTTGTGCAATATATGCTTTAGCTATGTTTCCATACTTTTGTGGTAATGAATAAACTCTTGTAATATAATCTTGTCTAGTCACTGCTCTGTTTTGTGTGTTAAGGTATGCTGCAGCATTTTCTTTTATTTCAGTTAATGTTTCTTGACTAGCTCCACCAGCTGCAGGTGTAATATTTGTAACACCTAAAGTTTGTCTACTTTCACCTAATAAGTCTGTATCTAAACCTGTCTCATTTATAGTGTAGGTTAAGTCAGTAAAGTTTGTGATAGTATCTGCTTGAACATTATGTTGAACTTCTCCACCATAATTATAAACAACGGTTAATGTTGTATTAGCTGGTGCTTGACCAAAAGTTTCAGTTTTTAAAAAGTTACTTGGGTCAAAAGATTCATCTATTTTAGAAACTCCAAAACCTAATGATGAACCAACATTATCTGGATTTGGAATTATTACTTCATCTGCATTATCACTAACACCTGAACCAAATCTTAATTCTGTTTTGTTATCCGCACGGACCCTCGTTGTAAATCTCTTTGATGCTTTAATCAACTTTAATAAAAAAGGTGTATCGTTTTGATATTGTGATAAAGCAGGGTCATTAAGACTTGTATTTTCTATTGATTCAAATATAGTGTCTTGTGCTAAAAAAGGAACCTCATAATATTTTTTACCATTACTATCAGTAACTGATATTATTTCTGTAACCTTTTCATTTGATAAAACAATCTTAGCAAATTTTTGGGCAGTTGAAAATGTAAAAGTTTCAGTTTCTCTTGTCCCTGATTTAGCAATTCCTTTTTTTGACAATCTATAATTTGTTGGATTAGTTCCAGAAGCTGGTATCAATTGTTCAACAACTAGTGGGTCTAAAGAACTTGAAACTTTAAAATTAACACTATCTAATAATGTAAACTCAACTCCAGTATCGGATTCAATGATAGAGTTTGCCGATACTACTCCAGCATAACTTAAATCAGGAACATAATCTCCAGCGTCATTTGTTGTCGCCGGAACCACCACTGAAAAATTTAACTCTGCAGTTGCTGGAACTGCTAACTTAGGTTTATATCCATATGATTGTGCTATTGCAAAAATATTTTTTCTTTCTTCTGCTTGTAATAAAAGTGTTTCTCTAAATTGATTATCAATATAATAATTCATCAAATCACCAACATAAGCTGCCATTTCAATAAACATCATACCTGGTGATGTCTCGTTAAAATCATTATATGTTTTTGGGAAATGTGCTTTTGCAAACTCAATTAAGTTTGTTCTAATGTCTGCAAAATCTCTACCAAGATAATCTACATCTTTGTTTATTGTTTTTAAATTTGTTCCAAAATCTGGATTTGAATAATCTGGCATATTGTTAATCTCCGTTAAAAGTGAATGTTATTTGGTCTAAAGTATTTGGGTCCAAAGTAATTGAATATTCTATCTGAACAAAAACTTTATTTTGATTGTTCTCATCTTGAAAAACATTTACTTCATTTAAAATGACATAAGGTAACCACTCTGAAATAGCTTGTCTTATAGTTTCTTCTGCTTTATCACGAACATCACTTATTAAATCATTTGTTATATTTTCAAATAATATATTTGATAAGTTGGAACCCAGTGTTGGCTGGTGTGGTCTTTCTCCTGGTGTCGTTAGTAAAAGATTTCTTATATTGGACTTAACTTGTTCAAATACAGTTTTAGATTGATTAAAAAATCCATATGTTCCAGCGTAACTTAATGGAAATTGTATACCAACATAAAAATCATCATTACTATCTATGTCAAATGTGCTCATTTATTATTAAGGTCTATAATTACCCTCACCCTCTTTCTTTTTATTAATTGCTTTCATCAATCCAGAATAATCACGAGTTAATGCATTTTGAACTCCCTCAGGAACTGCGTCTACTGAAACACCAGCTTTCTTAATTGTGTCAACTGCTGCCATTTCTCTAGCTCTTTCTTTATTCTGTCCTCTACCTAAATCTCCATAACCTAATACTTCTGCCATATTGTCAGAACCTAACACTCCACCGCCCAATGTAGGATACTCGTCAGTTTGTCCTGTTTAGGTTTTGGTTTAGAAATCGTTTCTGACAATTTGATTTCTTCTTTATCATTAATAAATATCTCAGTCATCTGTTTTTTAACTTCTTTACGGACAACTAATTCTATTATTTTTATTAAGTCATTTTTTTTCATTATTACTCCTATTCAGTATTTACTGTTTTACTATAAAAACTTTTTGTGCTTTTTATTGTTTCTAGCTCCCCATTTTCTTGGACCAATGCATTGATTCGTTGAACATTAGGTGTTGGTAGAGCTGTCTCGGCCGCTATCGCTGCTAAATTAGCACTTATTTGTGTATTTAAAACTATATCAATGACTCTACTAAAGTCACTATTTCCTTTAACTACTGGGTCTAAACCACCTATTTTTGCACCCATACGAAGT